CAGTCCTACTCTAATTGTTTATTTTAAGTTTAGCAGAATTTCACACACAAATCTGGATACATCTCTCGTGCTAACTCCATCCATGTTGTGTGAATTCCTCTAACGCGCACACCCATCAACAATGCATTCAAAATATTCTGCCACTTGGTGTACACATGTTCTCCGTGCCCCCAAGACAACCGCAAACTCTGCAAACAGTTCTCTCTCGTTCGGCTCTCATTAGAATCAATACTGGATTTATGTATCCATTTGACACACTCTTCTATTGACATCCACTCCATTTCTGCACAATACATATGTTCACACAGAGGATGAGTTACAAACTTCCGCTTCAGAAAAGTGCATTCTTCAAAAGCTACAGTGGGCATAATTTTCTGCGATTTACTTGCATCTGTAACTCCTATTCCATGTTCTTTCAAAATCAAGTTTATAACTACTCCATTAAACACTTTCACAAACTCATTTGAAACTGAAAATATTCCATCATCTCCATACACACACGCGGTTACATTTCCTGCAAAATCTTCAACATTCATCTCTATGTCCACATCCTGCAAATACTCATATAACTCTGGGTACTTGTACTTTAATTTATTCACTCCATTACGTTTTTCGTACATTAAATCACACACAATACTCCAACAAATCACCACATACATCAAATGAACAAAACTATTGATTTCTACGGTAATACATGCACCAGAAGGACTTCCTGAAAGGGTTCGATATAGTGTGTTGTGAGCAATGTGATAAGATCCCATCAACTCTTGTATTAACGCGTCTATACTTCTTAATTGCTTTTCTTCATATAACACACCCGCACGTATATAATAAACTTTTATCAAATCTGCAAATTTCATGCCACAATAATAATTCAACCCTGCTCCAAAATTGGTAAAGTCCGTAGTGAAATAATTGTCATGTTTTCTTATAACATCTGCCAAGAAAGTCCATTCTGGTGACTCTGGGTTGATTCCAACACACACTCCATTATATATTCGATTATTTTTAATATGGTTTGTCAAACTTAATGTGAATCTACGAAGAGCAATAGATCCTTCTATGTTAGACATTGAAAATAACCTGGTTCCTCCCTCCGATAAAACTTTCTCTTCTTTTCTCTTTTCGTCTTTCAAACAATCTTGGAAGACATTAAATGCTGGCTCACCTCGTTCTCTTTGTCGCATATTGGCGTAGTGGTCATCTATGATCTTCTGATGAATTTTACATTTCTCTGGAAAACCAGCTGCATTATATTCTACTGTTATCCACCCATCTTTGGTCTTTTTCTGAATAGCAAATTCTTTCATATACTGCGAAGTGGAATAGGGCCAACCTGAACTTGTGTCTAGTGGTAATTTGCCAAAATACAAAGGATCTTCTTCATCCAAATCTAAATTAATTCCCATTACTGCCTCTTCAACCGACATCACCCTCACGTATTCTTTAGGTAAAGTCTCGCCCGACAAAATCAAGTCAACAACTTCTTTAAAGGCTCGTTCTACATGTGACACACTAAAATCCTTACTGGGTCTCCCGTTTTTCCGAACTCCATAAATAAGTGGTGTTTCCGGATGTCTGTAGTGTAAGAAAGTGTTGTTATATTGAACAAACTCTACTCGGCTCAAAAATGCTGGATATGTTCTAGCTCGCGGACTCAACAACTCACAAGCTTCTCTTCTGGAGATGGCTGGAGCTATAGCGCTAGGTACTATAGTAGACTTACTAGGTACAAACGCAACCAAGGAAGGTTCCACAACACCTACGTATTGCACTTGACAATTTACTCCAAAAGTAACTACCTCTTCCATAGGCATATCTACCAAACTAGCCCCCTGGACTTCGAAATCTTCTTGATACAATATCACGCCAATTCCTTTATTCAAACTCTCACTCCCACTAATGTGCATTGATATAATAGGAAAAACACTATCTACACACAAAAGGGAACCACACAATCCTGCTTTTTGATAATCATAAACCACACTCCCACTATTTGAAAATACAATTCCTCTGGAATTAGTTGCCGTTGAATAATCCATGGTATTTAAAATCCTAGTTTCTACATCAAACACCGTTTTATTTTCAACTTGCATTAATAAGCCTGTTCTATCAATCCAATCGGTGATGGCTCTCTTCTGAAGAAATTTGGAACAATCCTTGAACAGAATTTTTCCTTGTTTTATAGTGCATTTAGCCAAATCCCTGTCAGGTACAAGAATTATTTCAATATTATCTGACCTAACACTAAGAGGAGGTTCCTCTCTTGTAGGAAAATGAATTAAAAATTCTTCTTGAGACTTCAAGCTATGGGTCAAATGTTTTGGTATCAGGAAAGTACTACCTTTTACTCCCCATGCTGTTAAGTGAGCTGATCCAATTTCCAGGACTATGTAGTTGTTTGCTATTTTGTCCAACTTATTTTCAAAATTTTGAGTACTTTGAGTAGAATACACTCGTGTTTTCCTCGTTTTCAAAACACGTGACCTTGTTGAATGCCCATAATCTGCGTTTGTTTTTGCTTGAGGACCAAACCCTATGTATTGAGAGATCCAGTTCCATAGAGCTGTAGCTGCCTTTGCTGAAGCCCAACAAACCCCTAACACAGCTAAGATGGGGCAAACGACCTTTATTAATTTCTGCAAAATTGGACTTTCTGGCATATACTGCTCCCACCAACTTGTTTTAAGAAATTTCTTAATTCTAAAATTTAAATCTTTTGCCTCTTTCATGCCAGCCGGCCATAAAAATTTGGGCCAATTTCGCTCTATTACTCGGCGCGACCGATTTTTGTGCTCCTGGCACAAATTCCAAGTTACATCAAAATTATCAACTATAGTTTGCAGAAAGACAACATGAGATAACGCACAAATTCCCTGGTCACATACAAAGTCCTCCAAAATAACCTCTGGTTCATCAATTAATACATATTTGCCACCATAAAAATTAAATTTAGCTGCTAACAACGAATGTGGGCAAACATAATTATTTTTTGCAGGAATCAATCCCATATTTACCAAGTACAAAAATTTTTCCATCATATTCTCTTTAATGGACAATTGGTCAACTGGATAGTAGTAATTAGACACATTTAGCGATTTAAGATATTCTTTGGTGCAACCATCAATCATAATTGGATTGTTAATCTCCTCTGGTTCATCTTGGGTAGCAAATTTAAACAAAGAACAAGTCATATTAATAGCCCTCAATACTGATAAATAGGCTGAAGCTTCTATGTTACCCTCCAAAGCAGTGGCTATCATATGTAAAGTCATGTTTGATCCATCCAATTTTTGATCTACTAAATTTGCGAACATACTTTGTAATACGCCTGATGTTTCCACAGTAATACGACTTGAAGGGTGCATAGGGCATCGCAATGTGCTTAGCGCCACATTTTGTTGCAAATCATTAGATGAGCATGCTAGACACAAATGGTGTCCACCATCTTCACACCAGATTGAAGTTCCTTGACTAAAAGCTCGATCGGAACATCTCATGCACCTAATAGCTGTGTTTGAAATAAGTTTATACACAGTTTTAATATAGTGGGTGAACCAATCTACCCAACTTCGAAATTTCTCAAAGAATCCTTGTGTTGCAAAAACTTGTTCATCTCTAGGAAGCTTATCCTTCATGAACTCTGCTTGTTTTATTGTCTCCATCAAAACACAGACTTCATCCTCTACCATCATTCTAATAGAAGCTTGTGAAGGCTGATCATAGTTACATTTAGTGATCAATTCAAAAGGATTGCCTATATTTAAACTATCTATTGCATTCTTACTTAAACATTGGATAAGGTATTGATACTTCTTAAATTGATTTCTTTGTTCCACTTTCATATATTCTACATATTCTTTTGATACCTCCCCTAGAAACTCATCAAAAGTCATTCTTTTAGAAGCCAGGGAATTGGGGTCAGTAACATCACGATATCTCATACAAACCAAATGTAAAAATTCATTTATTTCTTCTTCACTGTAATCTGAAAGTGAGTATTGTGGATTAGCCAATTCAAAGTGAACCATGTAATCTCTTCTTCGCAAGAGTGCCTTAATACATGGAACTTCTGAAATTTGGGGAAAAGCATTTTCTTTGTTAGAAGTCACAACAACTAATTGAGGTTGCGCTACTTGATCCTTATTTTCAATCTCTGCCCTAGGCACATTAAAGGGCGTCGAGGTTTTTAAAGATATCATACAGTCAACAAACCTCTTGATTGATTCAATGTCTCTAATAGTCAGTGCATCATCTATAAACCAGGCTTTATGACAGGATCTTAAACCATTCATAAATTGTAAAGCCAAATTCACTGTGAAAATATAATCAGTTGTGTTTAGAGCATAACCAGCTTCTTTAAAAATATGCCCAATAACCTTGTACACACAAAAAGACTTTCCAATTTTTGATTCCCCTTCTAGCCATAAAATAAAGGGTTCTTGTTTAACAATATCGCACTGTAATAAATATTGAACTGAATTAGCTTTTTCAATAACTTTAACACATGTTTGTAATAATGGTCCTGCAATCTTTGGATCATTTACACGCACTAAAATCTCTCTAATCTTTATGGCTCGCAAGATCAAAGCCAAATACTTGATTCGATTCTCACGTTTGGTTACTTCTAAATCAGCAAAGAAAGTGAGAAACTCACTAGCTTGTGCGGCAAAATCTTCTAAATCTTCTCCTTGATTTTGTAAAGCAGTTAACATAGCTATATTTGGGTCTGCTTCCTGAAAAGCCCAATTTGTAATGACTGAAACTGCATTCATAACTGTTCTCACCAATGATAGAATGCTATTCAATCCTCCCACGGCTCTATAATCATGCATAGAGAATATCTTGGCTAAATAAGACTGAAGTCCTCCATCTGCTTTCACCTGTACTTTTGCACAAATAAGTGAAGTTAAAACCTGTGCAAGTGAAGTCCAGGTCTCTGGTCCTTGAGTGACAAAAGATTGGGCTCTAGAGAAAAACAACTCCATAGGTTGACATAATTTTTTCCAATCCTTCCATTCTAGCAGTTTCATTTCCATCATGACACAAAAACCAGCAAAAGCTGCATTACTCCAATTCTTTGCCAAGGCGGCATGCACTAAGTGTTGAGCTATATTCCACAAGGAACCCATGAACTCAGATGTTGAGCGCAGAAAAGGAAATAATTGGTCTAGCATGTTTTTGATTTCAGCCATCGCATTTACTGCAAGTTCCTCAGTGGTTTCACGCACTACTTGAACTGACTCTTGCACAATTTCAGAGCTCATCTCTGCAGATCGATTAATGCGAATGAGTTGTTGTACTCCTCCCATACAAGTGTACAGAGCTACTGCACCAAAAGCTGCTGAAGCTCCTTTATCCACTTCATTTAGGGCTAATGTTGCTGCCGTAGTAACAGCTGTAGAGACAATCATCGATTTCAAGGACTTCCACCCATTAAGGGTTAGGTCCTTAAGCTGAAAACCCGACTCTCCTTGTGTCCTAAAAACTTGTGGGTCCGCAGGCACCTGAATCGGTTGTTCATTTTCCCATTCTCTCATTAATTTATCATATTCTGCTTGTGTTTCTGCAGAAGCATCTTCATCATTTGCTATTATTGCTTCCACTTCTCCTTTCACATCCTCAGAGATATCTGGTTCGTCATCCAATTCATTGTTCTGGTCTATAACTTCTTGACCTTGTGTCACAAACTTAGTTAAATCAACTCGCCTATCATCATCGACGTTAATCCATCCATGGATGTTTGGAAAACCGGGATGCCCAAGAAAACCTCCAAGCTCAAAATCATCACCCATATTTAACAACACAGAAATTTTACACTTTGTGTTGCACCATATTGCCAAATGCCCATTGAACCATTCAGAATTTTCACGCATTGTTTGAGTTGTGAATTTCTTAGATTCATTCATAATTGACCGGTTCATAAGTAACCAATTTAGTGGAGCGGACATTGGAATAATTATTTTCTCAGTGGGATTAACCTTTGGAACTATTATACCGTTTAAACCACCTGCAGACATCAAATCCATATGGGTTTCAGTAGTTGTACCCAAAAACACACTCTTCCAATTCTTAGAAGTAAGAACAGGTTGAGCTGAGTGAGTCGTAACGGCCTTTTGCGTGGTCTGGTTCAAACCCCCATATAATTTTCGCAATCTATAATCATGGGGTAAATAAGCCCAATAGACTGGAGAGTCGCCTTCATCTACTATAATAGTCAAAGCCAAAGATCCAGAAAACATTCCAAACATTGTATTCACAACGTAAGCATGTGACTGAGTTAAACAACCTAATGTTTCTCCTAATTTGTTTGCTCCATATATTTCATTGGTTAGATATTGCACAAATGTGGAGTTTAAGGGTGCTACTGGAAGAGTAATATAAGCCCTATCTGAGACTTCCACCATAGTATCTGAAACTGTATTTACATTATACTTTACCCAAGGTTCATATGAATAATAGTTTATAATCTTAACTGGCATTTTTAAAATTGATTTGAAATTCAAGTGTTCTGTATTAGTCAAAATCGTATGCCGTTCTTCACCCGGACCTTGGACATAATTAGGCGCCAAATAGGTGTTGGGAGTATATTGTTGAAAGAATCTTGGTGAATTGGTATCAGGTCGTGCAACAACAGCGAATTGCAAAGGTGTAGTAAGTCCCTGAGTCACCGATATAACTTGTGGAGGATACACAAGTTTCTTGATTTCTGGCATTAAATTACTATTGAAACTTCTTGGAAAGTTTAAAGAAAAATCTTCTGCTCCTTTCAACCAAAGTACACAATGAATCTCAGTAGAAGCTCCCGATCCAACTATCAACCTATTCAAAACTCTAATTGTTACAGCTGCACTATGTGCGAAGGCATAATTAGCTGGATTCGTAGTGTTTGGAAGAGCAACTGCTGTTGAAGATCCTGAAACTGGCCGTGTTGGTGTATCGTAAATATAAGGAATATGCACCTCAAAAGCCGATGTGTCTTGAACATTTATAATAGTTACATATGAGTTTTCAATAGCATTATTTGTCAGATCACGTCCAAATCGAATAGCAATTTCAATTGAAGCTTTATGGAACATTGTTTTGACAAATTGCCCACACAAAATCATACCCCCTGAATAATTTGTGAACCCTGAGCTAACTATTGCCACAGTAGTATTCATCCAATTGTTAGCATATCCATAAGTTGCAAACTGTCCTGGTGTTAATGGCCAATTACCATCCGTAGGTTGTAAATTCCAACTCCACAGTTGGGATCCAGGTAAAGTGGTATCCCCTAACCTTATGGTTCTCATAAGACTTGGAATATTAACTAAATCCTTATATGACTTAGGTTCATCCTCAAAAGACTGTAAAATATGGGTTAATTCAACCCAACTAATTCCAACTATCACTGCTGAATCAGGACCCTCTCCATTTGTAAAATTCATTCGTGGTCGTGGAATTGTCGTAACTTGAGAAACCGCATCAACAGGTTTATCTTTGTTCTTGATTTTCTTATTACTGTGTCCTGTGAGACCTTCTATGGAATCAATAACTCCAACTGCTGTCATCATGCCCGATTTCACGCCTCCCAATACCGACATTGCGGGGCCTTGCACTCTATATTTAGCCCTGATAACTTGACGTTTCTTCTCTATCTCGGGGTCCTGGGAAATTTTTAAAGAATCCCAATCTTTAAAATCATGAGGCACTACATACAAATGATTATATCGTGAACTAGTTGTCTTCTCTTTAACTGGTTCTGTCATAGCCCCTAATTTAGCTTGCACAAATCTAAATAAAATTCGTATATCGAAATTTGCACTGGTACCAGTTCCAACCAAAACAGGGGTCAAAGCATGCAAAGTTAACAATCCTTGCATTCCTCCTCTAATTCCTGGGTTCGTACCTGAAGCTTTCAAGTAATCAAAATTCCGAATCATGGTCTTATGATATTTCTGCTTTACCTTTAAGGTAACTTCTCCCTGCGATTCCAAACTTAATTGAACGTTCGGTCTCATAACGGAGGCATTTATACTCAAATAAGTTTCATAAGTATCATAAACAGGTTTAACTGGATAATTTGTTCCTGTAGCTCCACCAGCACCATCGACGGTCCAACCTTGCTGCGAAATAAATTTATCATATAAACCATATGGATTAGGGCAATGACCCAACATTAATAAACATGCTTGTTGTGGAACACCCTGTGCAATCAACTTAAATTCCAAATCATAGTGACCCAACATAAAACCTTGTATCGGCAATGTGGTGATACTGTTTATCTTAACCAAATCTTCTATAATTCGCCAACTTTTAATCAAACCAGCCTCTGTAGCAGCTACGTTTACAGTTTCCAGTGGCATAAAGCGCGACATTATTCCAGCATTATCTTCAGTAAAATCATAAATTTTTTCAGTGGAACTTAAGTTCAATAAATCTCTTGGCAAAGAAGTAAGGATTGATTCTTCTACAGATTCAGCAGCTCCCACTATAGTTACATTTTCGGAAGTTGTTGTAATACCCTTACTTTCATCCAAAGACGCAGTTATTTCATTGGATTGGTCTGAATCTAATCCCTGACAAACCCAATTTTCTTTTTCGGAGAATCTCTTACCTTTCCCGTATTTTCCATAGGCTTCCCAATTATCAATCTTCTCCTTAACTTGTCTCATAATTGTTAGAACAGTTCCCATAGGTTGGTTCATAATATTATCCACCAAAAACATGCCAACATCATCTCCTATTTTATATTTATCTCCATAAGGACCAAATCGACTACTCCACTTTTTCCCTCTTTTAATATCATCATACAAATTTCTAATTACAAAATTCAAAGCATTGTCCAAACCACCATGATACACTTGTTGACTCAAAGCTTTAAGTATTGGTGAATCAAATTTACGCATTTGTCTTAGTAAACGACCATGAACTATAACTTGTTCCACAGTCCATTCTTCATACTCACCTTGATATTCTAATTTGTAATCTTCCAATAATTGTGCTTTCTGTTCATCCGCCAGCAAATAAAATTTTCTCTCAGAATCCAATTGAAATAGTTCAGAGATACCACCAATTATTCCGTCGTCAATATTTTCACTCAATTTAAGATCTTCCTCATTACCTTGAACTTTCCAATCATCTTTAACCAACTTCAAATATTCAGCCACTTTTGTATAACAGTGTTCCATACACATTTTCTTGTTTGAACCAGATTGTTTTACACTAAATAACACTCGGGTTTGTCCACGTTGATACAAGGTGACGGAGGTGGTGTATTTTCCTCGACAGGTGTACTCGATCTGTTTGGTCGCAATGCGAGGATGGGAATTAAGATAATTCCGCATATAAATAGTATTGGTATTAGAATTGGTCGCCGCCGTAATTGAGTTTGTAAGTCCCTCCATAATTGTTCAAGATCTATTTGAAATCTTGATTGTGATCGAACTTCTTCAACTCTTTGTTCTTCAAGTAATGTAATAGTATTCATACACTTTATGAGGACAATAAAGCCATAAGTCAGAAGTGTAGGAACCATTCATAAAGTCTAATAGCCAGGAGTGAAAGACAACGCCAGAATGGTTAGGAAACGGAGTAGTAGAAAGGGTGTCGGCTCCAGGACACCTGTTGGGGTGATGACAGTCCCGGTGGCAGTGAGGCCTAACTTCTCAGTACCAATTGAGTTCAGCTTCACTAGCAGTGGTACCGTCACGCTCCCGCCTGCCCTAGCAAACTTGCCGTGGCGCGTTTGCACAGTCCAGTGTACCCTCGTAGGTACAGCAGTCGGATCAGTTTTAATCCGACTTTTCACCACCCAACTAGAAGGTGGTGGTACTCAGGCGGTGAGCTGCGAGTCAAGAGCCATCCCAGTGGGTGGTGGAATTCAGCAAGTGCTGTTCAGGAACTCGCGACATGTATCTCACGGTACGATCCAACCAGGGAAACCCCTCAACCTGGCCACCATTGAATTGAGCGGCGCCAACATCCGGGTAACCGGTCTGGTGTACGTGTCGTTCCTAGGTGCGCTTACTAACGTTTCTAACATGAATTGAGCCCCAAGACCATCGCTGTAATCAAGGCATGGAGGGTCCGGGACCCCGAAGAAGAGTAGGACAGTTCATGTTACCTTTGCCGCTCCCTCTGTATCCCCCAAGGCCGTCTCCAGAATCAAGGAACGGATAGAGTAGGGCTCTGGGTTGCGAGACCACACATAAGGAAGGCTGTTGGAGTATGCTCGGAGGACGAGCACCTAATAGACGGCGTTCTATTAGCACTGTGTGTGGAACTAGATTATGCGACCCGAGTGCCTGCGTTGCCAAGAAAATCATCAATAGCCC